AACTTGTAACGCAAAAGATGTTTCGCTGCCATTGAATCCACTGCTTATGTCATCAATTAATCTATAATCGTCAGCAGCACGAATAGTATTTCCAATATATGGCATAGCAGATTAAACTAGAAGTCTTCTTTATTTCTTTAATTATTTTAAGCTCAGTAAATATGGGAACTTTCTAACTATTAGGTCCAGAAGTAGATGGCTGAGTCGGCCATGTAACATCTGTAATTACTGTGTATGTCTGAGGAATATCTCTTAAATTTTGTCTATAAGCAGACCATTGTGCCTGATCAACAGAGCATCCTGGAATGACTGTCCAATCTGTAGATTTTAAAATATAATCCCTTTTTTTTCTAATATTTTCCCAAGTAGAATCATCTAATTCTAAAACTTTTTCACCATAAACTATAATCTCAATAGCCTCAACCTTTGCCTTAAGACTTTCAAAATTATCAGATAAATTTACAAGATCGTTATTTACTGATAATCCCATTTTAAGTCTGCTCTAAATAACTTACTGCTACATCAATAGCACTAGCAGTATCAGTTCTAACTCTTAAAACATCACTGCTTTCCATAATTACTTTTGATCCACTAATTAATTCAAGTGAAGATCCAGCTGGTATTGGTGCATTTCTTAAAAGAAAAACATCATCTCCTGTATTAGTTACCAAGAAAACATCTACATCAGCACTAGCTCCTGTCTTATTAGAAACTAAAATACTTAAAAGAACTAATGTAGCAGAACCGCCAGCTGATAGTACATTTGCATTTGTACTAGTGTGTGCATCTGTCACACAACTTGATTTTGTATCGACTTTGAAGGTGTTTGCCATATTATCCTAAAGCAATAATTAATGCTAAGTTTTCCCCGGAATCGAAGTTACCTGTTACTGATAAAGTTCCATTAACTTGGACATTACCTGTAAAGGTAGCAGCTCCATTAGCATCTATTGTAAGACGGCTAGACCCACCAGTTACTAAAGCAATTTCATCAGAAGCTGGTGATATTAAACCAGTATTTGGATCTCCTGCAAATTTTAATGCACAGTTTGTTGTTGATCCTCTTTCAAATTGTGAATTTGAACCATCTTGTCTTAAAACAGGAAAACCACCATTTGTTATTGCATCATGAATAACAACAGTTTTTAAAGAAGTATCTACAGTTACTTCACCATCAGCACCTTTAAATCCTGAGTGCTCAGCTGTTGTTCCTCTTCTAAATTGAACTTGGGTTGCCATAATACTATCCTAACGCCACTGCTATTGCGGTAGCAAAACTTTCAGTAGCTATAGTCGAATCTACAGCCACTGTAACTGTGTTACCAGAAGCACTTGTATCAATACCAGTACCTCCTGATAGCTGTAGAGTTTCAGAATCTAAATCAATAGCAATCGTTCCAGAATCTGTGGTTATGTCAAGATCTTCAGCGGTAATCTGAGCTTGAACATAAGCCTGAGTTGCTATTGTTCCATTTGAATCAGGAACTACTAATGTCCTTGTTGTGCTTCCTGATATAGAAGAACAATCTAAAGCAAGTATTTTTGTATTATCACTATTATTTCTAACTCTAAATCCGCTGTCATTTGTTACTACAGCTGTTGAAGTTATTGAAGCTAATCCAGTAAATGTTGTGGCACTTGCTCCTAAAGCTACAGCTGTGCTTCCAACCGTCACGGTGCTGTTTGCTAATTGAGCATTTGGTATGGAGCTAGTTCCAAATTGTCCAGTTCCACTGTTATAAGTTAATCCTGATCCAGCAGCTACACTTAAGGAGCCTAATAAAACTACGGTGCCAGCTGCATCTGGAAATGTAATTGTTCTATCAGCTGTTGGATTGGTAACGGTAAGGGTTGTTTCAAAATCATTTGCACTGGAACCTTCAAAAACTATATTTCCACTTGCAATTGTTATTGAATTTGCTGCATCAGCTGATCCAGATATTAATGTAGTTCCAATTAGAGTTGTAGAAGTTAAAGAGGATAAACCAGCAAAAGTAGTTACTGTACCTCCAAGACTGATAGAAGTTGATCCAATGGTGACAGCAGAGTTAGCTAAATTACTATTAGCAATTGAAGATGCTGTAGATAATATTGTTCCAGTTTCGTTTGGTAAAGTTAAAGTTTTATCTCCCCCTGATGCATCAGCTGCTGTGAGAATTGTTTCATTTGCATCTGCTGTTGATCCTTCAAAGGTTATATTTCCACTTGCTAATTTAATAGAGTTCGCTGCATCAGCTACCCCAGATATTAAAGTTGTGGAGGCTAGAGAAGTTAAACCTGTAAAAGTTCCTTGCGTAGCTCCGAGTGCAACTGCAGTGCTTCCTATTGTTATGTCATCATTAGCAAGTTGACTATTTGGTATCGCAGAAGTTCCAAACTCTCCAGAACTTGAGTTGTAAGTCAATCCAGATCCAGAAGCAATACTAAAATGTGCCCTAGCTTCAGAAGCTGAAGGACCTGTATATGTAATTACTCCAGAAGTACTGTTGTATGCTAAAGATCCATCCCCACCACTATCGGTAACAGATACTGATCCTCTAGCTCTAGATGTCGTGAAATATTGATTTGAACCTTCACTTAAATCGGTTGTACTATTTCCAGCAAAATCTAATTTATCAGAAGAGGAATTTAACTCCTGAAATAGACCTGAAACTAAAACAAGTGCCTTTCTTGTTGCCATTTTATATTCCGATACAATTCAAAGATTATTGAATTGCTAATTATATTTATTTTACGTCTAGTAAACTGTCAGCTTAAAAGAATTGGTGTTTCTATTTTTATGATAAATTGACCAGTAGAACCGGCTTCTCCAACTCTAGTTAAATAATTACCTGCTCCTGTAGGAGGAGTTTCTGTTATAGAACCTGCAGAGCTTGCAGATAAAAAATACTCATTTCCAAAATTTAAACCAGATGTTGCAATAATTCCTCTTACTAAAACTCGAACTTGTGAACCAGATGTCTCTGTTGTTTCTGCAAATCCAGCGACTTTAGCTTTGTCAAAACTATCATTGCCTATTGCTTTACCAATAAATCCATCAGATGCCCTAGCGTAAACTGCATCTCCTTGAGTTACATTTTCAAATGTTGTAGCAACATATCCAGTTACTTTAGAAACAGGAGTGCCTGCAAAAGTTGATTTAAAATCTAATAGTGCTTCTGTGAGTCCTTGTGCATTTGGTTCATAAGGCTCATAATTTTTTACAATTGCCATTAACTTAATTTAATAGGAGGCTCAATTTGTATTGCGAGAGAGGTAGTGGTAGCAGCCTCACCTAGCCTAACTACAGCTTGTCCAGCACTTGATGGAGCTGTTAAAGTGATTCCCCCAGCTGTACTAGGAGATAGAAAATATAAATCACCAGCATCTAAACCACTCATAGTTTTTATACCAACAACTATAACTTTTACTGTAGAATTAGCTGTTGCAGCAGCATTAGCAAACCCTACAACAGTTGCATTTTCTACCGTCCCATCAGCAGCACTTGCTTTTCCAACTTGTCCATCAGAAGTTCTCATATATAATGCATCCCCTTCACTAACATTTTCAAATGCTGTAGCATCAAAGCCTACTTGTAATGGAGCAAAATTTGGAAATCCTTCTTTTACATCTATTACTGCATCTACCAATCCCCTATAATTAGGTTCATATGGTTGACGAGTCATCGTAAAATTATTAGCTATCATCAAATCTCTTAAGACTGCAATAGCTCCTTCTATGTTCGGTTCGTAAGCGGTGGACATAATTTATCTTTATTAATATCTATTTTAAACTGTGCCTACTATTATAATAAAAGTATGGAACCTCAAGTAATCGCAGCAATAATATCTGGTAGTATTGGTGCCTTTGCTGGTATCAGTAGGGCTTTAGGTAATTTTAATAAAAAAATAGATAGAAAATTTGACAGAATTCAAAGAGAAGTTGATGATTTAAAAAATACAGTTATTCATGATTATGTATTAAAAGAAGATTTTTTAAGAGAAATGCAAGCGGTTCATACTAAGTTAGACAGAATATTAGATCATCTTTTAAATCACACTAATTAAACATTAACCCAAGCGGAAATAGAGGCTAAATATATTTTTAACACTCCACTACCTCCTCCAGATGTATCCCAATGTAGTTGACCATTAATGGGATTAGCAGGTTGTCCAGCGGATACAGATGCTACAGCTTTTACAGATTGAAATGAAGAACCATCAAATACTTTAAATATATGAGTACTAGCAGTATCTAACCAAGTTTCTCCTTTACTTGACGATGTAAATCCAGCTGCAGAACTATTTGGTGCAGTACTTCCAATATGGACAGGACCTACCTTAATCAAACCAGTGCTTGGAGAAGCAACATTATCAGCGAAAAATAATCCTGGACTTGTACTATGGTTATTTAACGCAAGCTCACCAGCTCCTAATCTTGTTGGAAATGGTCTGTCATTAAGTG